TCATATTCATCTAATCTGATGTAATCAGCAATTTCTTTTGCAGTAATTTCACTTACTTTTGTCATTTATTTTTTCCTCCTTTCGGAAGGTTAGTCTGAACATTTTTTTATTATTCTTCTTCTTTTTTCTTTTTAGTGGTTTTCTTTTCTTCAACTGGTTCAATATAACCTGCTTCAAGTAAACTTTTGATAATATTTTTATCTTTAATTTCTTTTACTTGACCTTTATTCATTGTTATTATTCCACTAAAACTCTTTAATGCTTTAAACAATTATATCACCTGCTATTAAGCTATTGTTAATACTGCAATACCTTGAGTATCTTCAACTTTACTGTCAAATTCAACCCAACCAACTACACCAGTAGCGTGCATTGTAGCATATTTTTCTCTTAATACTTGGATGTTAGCAGTTTCAGAAAATTTAGTTGCAAGACAAGCCATATCTCCATAGAAAATTTTATTTTTTGGAGCATTGTCTGATACATATACTGGTTTACCTAGTAATGTAGTTCCAAATGGACTTGTAATATCGTCATTTAGTAAATATCTTTCGTTTCCATCTTTTAATAATCTTAATGCAGTTCTTGTTTCTGGATGCATTATAAACATTGCATTTCCTTGGTAAGCATCTTTAACTTCATCTTTTAATCCGATAACTTCATCACCAGTAACAACTCCTGTTGCAGCAGTAGTTTTACCACTTACTTTGCTTAATCCATCAACTTCACCTTTACCATTTAATAAAGTATCTTCAATAAATCTAGCAATAGCATTAGCCATTTCATTGATAACAAAATTTACAATATCAAATTGTGAATTATTAATTAATGAATTACTTACTAATGTTAAAGCACCTGCTAAATAACCACCTAATTCAATGTTTTTGATATTTCCAACATTGCTAGTTAATTCTTGAAATTCAGTAGCGAATGCAACTGTTATAGCATTTGTTTCTCCATCATAATAAGGTATTTGAATTTTACCTTTAACATTATATTTTGTGCTTCTTGCTAGTATAGGACAAACATCATATACTTTTTTAATAATTTTATTAACGATAGATGTTGGAATAACTGCTCCATTTTCTCCAACTGTTAAATTACTTTCTCTATTTCTTAAATAACTATCAAATTCTTTGCTATCTCTTTCTTCAACTGTTAATTCTCTTTCTTCAGTTTTTACTTCTTTTTCTTCCATACTTTCTACTTTCTCCTCTCTCTCAATAGTAGCATCTATATTTTTGATTTCTTGTTCTAATTTATCAAATTCTGCTACTTCTGTTTCATTCATTGCTCTTTCTTCTGCTTTTGCAGTATTAAGTAATGAACTCATTTGACTTTTTAGGTCATTTCTTTTTTCTTCTAAACCTTTTAAGTTCATTTTTTCCTTCCTTCCTTTCTTTCTTTTAATGTTCAGACTATAATTTTGCTATTCTTTCTTCAAATTCAGAATAGTCTATTGTGGACCTTTCTTCTTCATCCACTTGTTCTTCTTCAACTAGTGTTTCTACTGGTGTTGTTTCTTCTTCCCTAGTACCAGATAATTTTTCAAGAACTTTATTAACAACTTTTTCGATAAGCAATTCTAATTTTGCTTCTTCTTTTTCTACTTCTATTTGTTTATGTAGTTCATCAGTTATTTTATAAACTTCTTCGTGCTTTTCCATAGCATCTTCTTCTATTTCTTTTATTTCTTCAACAGTTGCTCTATATTCAAGCACTTTTTCTCCTTCTGCTCTTGCTTCTATGCTTGTACCATAATAAGCAGGACTTTTTGTATCATCTAATATTGATACTTCAAATAAATCTAAATCAGTAACAGTTCTTGTTTCTGTTTCTCCTTCAGATCCCATTTCATCAGCATTAGCATAAAAACCAAAACTCCAACCAACTAACTGATTGTTTCTTGCTTTTTCTACTACTTCCTTATCAGTAATAGTTACTTCTGCTCTTAATCCAATATTATCTTCTTCTAGTTTGGCAGAACCATCTTTAGTATTTGCCAAAACTCTATCGTGATTATGATTTAATAGAACTAAAACATTGTCGTTTCTTTTTAATGCAGTTTGAAATACTCCTGCTTTAATTCTTTCAACAAATGTTCTGATTTTCCCCCTTAGACTTTCTCTAATTGGTTTTGAATATCTTTCTATTGCATTTACATAACCAGTTATAAAGACACTATCTTCTCTAACTTCTACCTTCATCTTTAACACCCCCTTTCTTTGGCTTTTTTTCGCCATTTTCAGCATCTTTTTCTTTTTCTAGGGTATTTGTATTATTTTGTTCTAAATCCTCTGTATTTGGCTCGTTTATGGCTGATTTTTCACCCATTTTTACTAAAGAATTTGTATTTGGTGTATAAATTTCTCCTGTTTCAGCATTTAAAAGTACATCTCCAAGGCCTAAACTAATCATATCTAAACCTTTAATGGCATCATCATCTTCCATATATCTAATTTCATTTCTAGTTTTGAAGCCATTTTTAATAGCAATTTGATATGCTTCATATCTTTCTTTTAATGAACCTTTAAACAATTCTTTTGTATCTGGAGCAAAATAATAAGACTTCTTTTCTTTTTCAAGTAAGAAATCTCTATTCAAAGCAGTTGCAAATGCAGTTGCTATCGGCATGATTGCATTTTTTATAAAATCATCATAACTTGTTCCTATATGGAATATATCTTTCATTTCAGTTATGAAAGTTTTGTTTTTAGCATCAATTTCATTTTCTCTTGAAGTATTACTTGCTTCTTGAAACTCCATTCCTTCATTCAATACAACTGTATTAGCAGTTCCATTGTAATATTGTTCCCAAGCATCTTTTAACTTCTTAACTCCTGCTTCATCTAACTTCTTTTGAGTTTTAAGAAATCCTTTTCTGCTTCCACCTGTTACTGCTAAATCATAATCATACAATAATCTTTTAAATGCAGTTTTCAATGCTCTTGATATTTCAGAAGTTAAACCTATTCCAGAAGCACCATCTTTGGTATTTCTTAATAACTTTATAAATTGAAAATCTTTATAAGGTTTTGCATTTACCAGAATGTTATAACTTTTGAAAATAGGATCATTGTTAATATTTATCGTAATATGTTTATCTTTAACATAAAATAAACCTTTAAAATCATTTTTTATCTTATGTATATAAGCATAACCACCTTTACCCATTAGATAATCTTCACACATTGCTTTCTTGAACTGGAAGCCATCTAACTTATCAGTAGTATCATCATTTATGATGCTAACTCTTATATCATCTACTTCTTTTGTAATTTTTTTGCCATCCTTCATTTCTTCTTTATAAAGTTTAAAAGGTATCATTGCAAATGTATTACATATCAAATCAACACATCCACTTACTACTGGCATTTCCATAGCTGATGCTCTATCTATTGCAGTATCTCCTATCAATGCTTTTAGTAGTGGGTCAGATATACTATTAGTATCAATAACAGTTTCTCTTTTTGATTTTCTATTAAATATTCCCATCTTTTCACCTCCTTCCTAAATGGTTTGTGCTATAAATCCTGTTTCAAATATTATGTCTTGTTGCATTAGATATACTGCATTAATCAATGACATAACCATATCAACCTTTCCACTTGATTTCTTCTTTGTAATGTACTTATTCAAGTTAGTATCATAAGTACACTTTGCATTTTCAAAGTTAATCTCTAAAAGTTGATTTTCATTATAGCAAAACTCTTTATTCAGTATCTTTTCATACAATAACTTTGTTGGTGGATGCAATGTATCACTATGTTGCCTTATTTCAACTACTGTGTACTTTTCTGCCCATTTTTGTGCTGATGATAAAGCATTATATCTGTCATAACCTAAACTTACTATCTTACATCCATATTTTTCTTCTAGGCTAAACACAAAATCTTCTATTGTCTTATAGGAAACTGTTAAATCTCCACAAGGAATACATTTACCATCTTTTATGTATCTCCTATAATCTATCTTTTCAAATTTATTCTTTTCATCTATTCTTCCATCTGGAATAAATGCAAAACTATCTGCATAGATTCTACCATCTTCTTCATAGCATATAGAAACTGCACAGTTATCATTTGTCATTGCTAGGTCAACTCCTACATATATCTGTTTTCCTGCAAAACTTATTTCTTCTTCTTTCTTACATTCCTTAACTGCACTAATTGGAACAAAACTTTCTGTTCCTAAACCTTGATAAATAATATTGCAATGCTTACACAAGAAATTTTCTCTTGCACTTTCAACTTCTATTGCTCTTGTTCTTTTATCTATCAAGTCATTCCATATTTCTTCAACTTCTACTGCTAATGGATTACCTTGCTTTAATATTTCATCATTTGTGGTCCAGTTCTTTGTATCATCTGGCTCATATAATAATGCAAATACTTTTTCATCTTCTATCTTTCCATCCAGTATCTTTTTTGCATACAATACTTCATCTTCTAATGGATTATCAAATGTTGGGTACTTTGTGCTGATGATACAACCTAACTTATTTAAAATAGTTAATTGTCCAGACCTCATTGCTTCTATTGGGTAACTGGTAGGCAATGCACCAACTTCATCTGCACAGAATACTGATGGCAACTTACCATCTAGCCTACTTGTACTATATGATAGTGGAACATAATCACTATCAGTTGCATAACAAAATATATCATCCCTTCTTATATTAAATTTCTTATATGGTCCTTCTAATGGCAATACTGCTGGATTAAATTTTATTATTTCTTCTATTGCTCCTTTTATCTCCCTTGATAAAGAACCATCTGGAGCAACTGAATAGAACTTACTAAATTTCGGTTCTAAAAAAAATAGCAAAACAAATATTAATCCAATAATAAATGTCTTACCATTCTTTCTGCATATTTCTAACAATACTGTTTCATATCTTCTTTTATTCATATCTGATTTATGGACCACACATAGAGTTGCTACTATCAATAACCATTGAAAACCTGCAAGACTTTCATAAATAGTTTGATTTACTTTTAATCCTTTAGGCATCTTTAATATTTTTAATAACTTATCTATCTTTTCTAATCTGGCAGTATCTATTACATACTTTTCAGATTTTCCATCACATATTTTTTTTATTTCTTTACATTGCTTCTTAACATATTTAGGTACTGGCTTCTCCCCT